GTTGTGCCGCCTTCTTTTTCCCGACGTGATCGCTGGGCTCTCGTACACGCCTGAAGAAATCCAGGCAATCACTGACCAACCGACTGTGACCCCGGTTGTGGAAGTGACGTACGAGAGCCCGGCCCCTCTCTCCCCCGAGGAGTTTGAGGAAGTTGTTATTGTTAACGGCGGCGGCGACCCCTCTTCGCTGCCAGCGGAGTCGGAGGACGAGGTCACGCTTGACTCCGACTCCGCACTGGCAACAGCCGAGCGACTCATCATGGACGCCTTCCCCGGCACGGAAGTGATTGATGCCGAACTTGTCCCGAGTAAGGACGTGCTCGCCCAACGTCGAGCGGAAGCAAAAACGTGGGGCGCATGGAACCGTGTGCGCTCCGTCGCGATCCCGATGGCCCGAGCCCACAAGCTGCCAGTGCCGCAGTGCCTTGACGACATTCTGTCGAGCGACGAGTTGTTCGCTGTCGTCGGTAGTCAATTCAACCAAGTGAAGGACAAGTAGTGGGTATCCAATACAACCTGCCCTACGGCTACGACATGATGCAAAACCCTGAAACTGTCAAGGAAATCATGGACAACGTGGCCAAGTTGATGGAACGAAACTGTAACTTGCAGACCGAGTTGAACATACTGCGCGGTGAACTTCAGCGTCTTAGAATGATGCTGTATGGCAACCCATATCAGTGACATTCCGCGGCCCATGTACGCGTGGGTGAACACGGCCTACCTGCACAACTTCGACGGCACAACCGAATGGGTCGAATGCTGGCTTTACGGGTTGTCGGCGCTCCCAGGACGCGCCTGGGGTGTGTCTGCGATGATGAAGGACGGTTCGACGTTCCAGCATCTGCCCGTTACCGCCTTCTCCGATAGGCCGCACAGCAACCGTGCATCGTTCGACCATTACCACTCGTTGCCCGAGCTGCAAGTGTGGTCCTGCTACGGGTACACCTTCGCAACACATGAGTACATGGCGCTTGCGGAGCTGCCGGTGCGCGCCTACCTCGGCGACGGCGAGTGGGAAGCGGGGCGCTATTGGTTCACGGCCGCACCCTACGACGATCATTACTCCCGCACCCCCGACCAACATAAACACTTCAACTTTGTGTGGTTGGCCTGCGGTGCGTTGGCGAGTCTGCCGGGGAACCGACTGCTGTTCTCCGACTCCAGCTTCACCACTGAGTTGCCCGAATGGGGTGACCGTCCGTCGTACAAGGTCAACACCCGCGTGTGGTATCCCGAGGCCGATCACCCGTTCGACGCAACGATCACGGAGGCAAGCGGATGACCCTTCAAGAATGGTTAGAGGAGGGTAGGAAGCTCGGCTTCTGTGGGGACGTGTTCTGTTACAGCCACGGGTACCCGGAGTTGTTTGACTCTGAAGGACCAATGCTGCTTGACGACGACGAAGTGTGCGTGTTCGTTGCTCGGGTGTACCTCGATAACGAAAAAAGCTGACCGCCCCCTGGTGGAGGACGGGGCGGCCAGCCGCTTACTAAATTACTCAAAGACAAAGGCCCGAGTCAGCGGGGTCACGCGCGACTCGGGCCTTTTCGTGCTTGGGAGCGAGCGGAGTGTATCAACTCGCGAGCGGGTGCGCCAGGCTGACGTCAACCTTCCGGCCGTAGATCGTGTAGCCGTGTGGTTCGGTGCGCTCGATGAACTCGTAACCCAAGTGTGAGAAAGCCCGCCGTGCTGTGCGACGGCGATACGTCGCGGAGTTCCTCGACGTGTAAGTGTGGTACACGGCCCAGGTGTTCGGGTTCGCGTCGAGGAACGCGAGGAAGTCAGCAAGTCGCGGTGTGGTTCTCAGGCCGACGCCGTGTGATGTGGGGCGGCGAAGCTGGAAGGTCACGCGTTTATGTTACGCGCGGGCGAGCATGACGCGCAGCACCCGCGCGAGCCGTTGCGGTCGTGCCGTGATCGGCGACGCGATGACGCGCGCGCCTTCGCAGACGTCGAGGCGATAGAGACCGCCGCCGATGCTCTTCACGTCGTACGCGCCAACGGGCGGCGGGGCGATCTCGGCAAGGGCGCGAACGCTTGCGGCAATGTCGGCGAGTGGGTCACGCATAGCGGGGGATAATACACGCTCGCGGCGGGTGTTGTGGTATTGTCGAAGCACCTCGCCGACGCGGCGACGGATACTAAAGGGGTCACACCTTGTTGAGAATTTGCCAATGCGGCACGCAGGCGGGCTACCCGCACCCCTACGCGTGCCCCTTCCCTTACTACGGCGAACAACCCGAGCGCGTGCGCGGGTGGCAACTTGCCGCCGCCGATCTCATGCAGGCCACCGAGGACGCGACACGCGACGAGGTGGAAGCATGACCCGCGCCTATCTCCCGACGTCGCCACTGTCGGACCGCCCCATTAGATTACGGCTCGACACGCTCGCGGGCCCGCTACAACTACACGCCGACGCCAAGACGGGCCCACTAGCCTTTTGGGGAACCGACCGCCGCCCGGTTAGTGTCGTTCCCAACGCGTTAGCCCTACCCGCTGGCCCCGTAGACATCGGCGGCACTTGCCCCCAACTATCCCCGAACGCTTGCCGCGCGTGCTACGCGGTACGGCTTGAAGTGGGCCCGTTTGCCGACTTCGGGCGCGTCATCGCCCGCAATCTCGACACGGTGCGCGGCCTTCGTGTCGCGGGTGGGCGTCACCTTGTTGAAGCTTTGGTCGCGTTGGTTGATCGTTCCGCCGCCCTTCAATCTGCGGCGGGTGTCGCGGTGCCGTCGTTCCGTTGGTTCTCATCGGGTGACGTGTTCGCGCCGTGGTTGGCGTCGGCGGTGCGCGACGTGCAACGGGCGCGGCCTTCCGTCGCCTTTTGGGGTTACACGCGGTCGGTTAAGTATTTGCCGAATTTGCTCGGGCGCTCGGGTCTCCCCGATAACGCGCGGTGGTTCGTGTCGGTTGACTCGGAGAACGTCACGACGCACGCCCGAGCGGCGGCGCGTTACGGCCTGCCCGTCGCCTACCTTGCCGCCGACGCGGTAGAAGTGGCTCGCCTGCGTGAGATCGTCGAAGCGGTGCGCGGCGAGCGTTCACGCGGCACGGTGTGCCCTGCGGGGGGCGCGTGGTCCGGCGACGGCTTCGGCCCGTCGTATGTCTCGGGGCTCGACGGGCGGCGCGCATCGCTGGCGCGCGGTCACGTCGTCGGCGCGTGCGCGGCCTGCGGTGTCTGTCTCCCATCGGGTGCGGTGCGTGACGTCACCTTCATGAGACACGGCGGCGCGGGGTCGGCGGCAACGTGGCAACGGCTCGAAGTGCGGCGGGGGGTGTCGGCATGAACCCGCGCACCTTTTCCGTTTGGGTCGGTGCCGCCGAAGTGGTGGACTACTTGCACCACCGTGACGAGGCCGAGCGCATCGCCGACTATTGGCGGGGGCAAGGCTATGACGACGTAGCGGTAGGCGAATACCTAGCGGGCGGCGGCGTCGGTTGGGCCGATCAGAGCGTGACCCCGCCCGCGTCGGGTGTGGTGCTCGACGAGTGGGGCGCGCTTCACTGCCAGTGCGGAAACCTTCCCGATTTCGACGGCTTCACGGCGTGCGATGCGCAGGGCGTGCACGACGATGACCTGCTACGCGCCGACGCGGTGGGCCTTCATTACTTGTGCGAGCGGTGCGGCCTTGTGGTCGGGCCGTGGCCTTCTCTGCGCGTTGTCGCCGTTGTCGAAGTGTTCGGCGGTCGGCAGTGACCCCGCCCGCGTCGGTGTGCGTCTGGTGCTCTCGCCGCATCGTGCCGCGTCGCGGCGTGTGGTCCGTCGAAGGTGGCGGGGTGCGGTGTGACCGTTTCCCCGTCGGTGACGGTCCCCACGTCCCGCGCCACGAAGTGACGCGCCGCAGGGCCAATTAGCCCGCACCCCTCACCCGTCGAGCCGTCGGCGCGTCGCTCTCCGCGCAACGTAGGGGGCGCTTTTCGACGGTCCCCCACGTTCGCGGCCCGTTCGGGTACTTTCACCATCGGCGGCGGTCCCGCCATTCACAACTAAGAAAGGGTCACACCTATGAGCACCGTTAACCCGATTTGCGGCACCTACTACGGCGAGCCGCAGGCCTGCGACGTCGAAGCGGTCGCGCTCGTCGCCACTGGCGACGCGTTCACCCAAGGCGAAAGATACGACGCGCCGCCGAAGTGGATCGGCGGGCTACTGATCGTTGCCGCGCTGGGTTTTGTAGTATTGTCAACGATGACGCGCCGCAACGGGCGACGCGACAACTAAGAAAGGGTCACACCTATGAAGGCAGTAACGGACAAGATCGCGGGCGCGTCGCTCGTGAATCTTCTAGAGATCACACGCGGATTCCCCGCCGACGAGTCGAGCAACACGGCGGGCCTTTGGTCTGAGTTGTGGGCCTACACATTGGAAGAAATCGGCGCGGGACTCATGGGCACAAGGTGCGCGAAGATCGCCGAAGCCGGGGACGCGTACCACCTTCTCGACGCCGCCGACATGCCCGCCGACGTGTACGCGGTCGGGCTCGTTACATGGGGTTGGGCGGCACCGATCAACCCGACGACGGGCCAGGCCGACGGCGTGCCGAGCGAGCACCCCGAGCGCCGCCGCGTGCGTCTCATCTGCACGCAGGACGACACGGGGCGCGGGTTCTCGCGTCTTCACTTCGTTGACACGGGCGAGAACGTGGACGACAACGGCGAAGCGCGCGGGCCCATTGCCGACGCGCTCGCCGATCTTCTCAACTAACCCAACCGACCACCACCGAAGCGGCCCGCCTCGACAATGCGCACGGGGCGGGTCTTTTCGTGTACCATCACACACGGCGGCACCGACGCCGCCCACAACGAAAGGGTCACACCGATGCAAGAAATCACGTCCACACCGTACGCGTTCACGCGTTGCGGCTTCTTCGCAGACGGCGCACGCGCATACCGCGCCGCCGTCCAACACTGGGACGAAACGCGCACACCGTTCGCCACCGTCACAGCCGAAGGGGCCGCGCAGATCCTCGCCACCTACTTCGACGCCGTAGACCGCCAACACCCCGAACACCTGGTAGACGCAGACGGCGACGAGATCAACGAGCCCGCGTACATCGCCGCAACCGTCACCGAGTACCCCGCCGAAATCTGGCTGGCCCTGCGGGCCATCGTGAACGCGAGGGCCGCACAATGAGCGCCGACACATACGCCCTCATCATCGTGCCAATCGAAGAACGCGCCGCCGCCCACGGCTCGTTGCGCTGGTGGTTCTCCGATCTCGCCCAAGGCGTCGCCGCACTCGGGCAAGCACTCAACACCGCCGACCCCGAGCGACTTGTCGAGATGGCCCGCGAAGTACTCGCCAGCGCCGCCGAACTAGAAACGGCGGCAACCGAAGCCCGCACACTCGGAAAGGCCACACAATGACCCCGAGCGACTTCCTGACGGCTGGCGTCATACTCGCGGGACAAACGAGCGAAGACGTGGGCACCCTCGCCGCAATCGCCACCGACGACATAACACTTGCCAGCCTCGCCGCCAACGCCCACGACGTAGCCCGCTACCTTCTCGCCCTCGCCGCCGAGATCGTCGCGGGCACCTACGACCCCACCGAAAAGATGGTGCCAGACTGGGACTACTGGCACACGAACGGCCTCACCGACGACTTCCTAGCCGTCGCCGCCGCCCACGGGGTCACACTCGACTAACCCCAGCGGCACGACCCGCACCAACCCCACAAGAGCCCGCGCGAGCACCCCCGCCGCGCGGGCTCTTCCACGTCACACCCCCAACCCACCCGCCCAGGGCAACACCCGACGACAGACGAGGGGAAATGCCGAGGCGCTCACAGTGTGGACACTCACCCGCGACGCACGTCCCCCGCGCCGTCCCGCCTTCCGTCTCCGCTCGACATGCCCTGCCGCCCCGGCCTGCAGCCCTGGCCCCCCGTCGTCGGTCTCTCGCCCCCGCCCACCCGCCGCCGATGATGGCCCCCACCGCCGCCCGTGCCCGTGCCCATGCCCGCCCGCCTGCGCACGCGCACCCCCCCCTCCCCGTGGGGGGCCCCGTGGGGTATTTGGTAGTACCCGTTCCCGTGTGTTTGGCCTAATTTTTTTTGGGGTTTGGCTGTTGGTGGTGCCGCCTGTGGTTGTTCACAGCTGCTTGTGGATGGTTGTGCGTTCTGGGTTGTTGCTGTGGCGGGGTGTTCGGGTTGGCTCGTGTTGGTGTTTCTCCCGCCCTCACTGTCGTTCGGTTGGGTTGCGCTTCGCATTTCATGCTCGCGCCTCACTTCGTGTTGTCGGGCAGTCCTCACCCCTTCCCCCCCAAGTTGATTTAGAGGCTCAACCCGTCAGATTCGGTGTCACTACCAGAAAGCCTTGTCCGTGCAGCACACTTCGCATCTACCTGACTGCCAGGGCCCGGATTGCTCCTTTGGGCCACCTCTGTTGTGCTTGGCTCACAGGATGTCTCGCCTGTCATTCCCGGGTGGGTGCCGCAACAGATTCAGTAACAGCCAGGTCCTCAGACTGTCTGTTGGTGCTGAGGAACCCTATGTGTGCGCCGTCCCAGCTTGTTGCTGGGGTGGACGACAGGAAGATACACCTGTCTGTGGTGTGGTGTCAAGTGTCTCGGCGGGAAATGTTGAGAGCCGGTCCCCCAACATGGGACCGGCTCTCTGCGCGTGGGTGTCGGCTGTTACTCGACTTGTGTTACAGTAGTCTACAGGAGGACATAATGCAAGTAGAGCCAACGATTTCTCACGGGACTTTGTACGGTTACGCCGGTCAAGGGTGCCGCTGCCCTGAATGCAAGGAAGCTTCACGGCAGTATGGGCAGAAGTATCGGTCGACGGAGACTGGTCGTGATGCGTCGCGTCGATCAGCTTCACGGAACAATTTTATTCGGCAGAAGGCTTTGGAGTTTGTTCGTCGCGAGCGGCCCGACATGATCGCGATTTTTGAGTTGCAGTGGCGTGAAATGCTTGACGACAAGAACATAAACCAGTAATGTTGAACCAAGCGCAAAGGGGAAACATGCTGTTAGAAGACCTGCGACAAAAGCTCCGCGACGACCTCCACGGCACAGTCGAAGAGCAAGTCAACGTGTGGGCCTATTTTGGTCGCCTTCAAGCCGAATGTTCCCCGTGGAACAACTTGCAGGAGGCAAAACCCAATGAATGACGTAGAAACATACTTCGTTACCGACATCGAAACATCAGGCTTAAACCCGCACGAAGACGTGATCTTCTCCCTCGGGTGCGTCGTTGTCACCCACGACAACGCATGCACCACCATCGAGGGCAACTACTTCTACGAAACAATCGACCAAACCACCTGGATCGACGCAAACAACTGGTTCGACACCATCTTCGACCAACACTCAACGCTGTCCTGGTGGCTCCGTCAACCAATCGACGTACAGAAAGCCGCGTGGCGCACCCCATACGCCGACCCGCTGCGATGCAGCAGCCGGGAAGTCGCATCCCTTTTCACCGACTTCGTCTATGGCACAAGCAACCGCCTCGACGGCAAACCGATATTCGCGGCCAGCCCAGTAAGTTTCGACAAACCATTCATCGACCAACTGCTTCGCGACGCATACGAAAAAGACCCATTCGACTACCGAACGCTGTGCATCCGATCACTAGCCCACGGAGTCCGCACCCGCAGCAAATGGGGCGACAACGACTACCGGCACAAGCCACAAGTCCCACACCACGCCCTCTACGACGCCTACGCCGCAGCTCTCGACCTCCAAATGCTGCTATCCGACCGCGACGAAACCACCATCGAAGACCAACTGCTCCTCAAGTACACGGGGTCAAACGATGAGTGACCAAATGATGCTGTGGGAAGAAGGCCGCAGCCGCTACTACAAAACCGCCAAACAGATGACCCGATGGTCCGACCCGACAACAAGCCTGCTCGCCGCCGCGTCCGTCGACCTGACCAAAGGCCAAAAGATCGTCATGTCCGCGTTCCGAACCACGAACTCGATGACCGACGACGAACTGATCGCCCAAGTGGCCCGCCTCGGCCTCAAACTGAGCCCGTCAGGGTGCCGCTCACGGCGCAAAGAGCTCGTCGAGCTTGGAATACTCCGCGACTCCGGCACAAAAGCCCTCACCGCATCCAAAAGAACCACAACAGTATGGGAGCTAGTCCAATGAACCACATGACCATGATCGGCAACCTCGCCAAAGAACCTGAACTTCGCTATACAAACGACAGTCTGCCCATCTGCTCGTTCTCCATCGGCGTGTCCGACGGCAAAAAAAGCGACGAACCACTATGGATGGACGTCACCTGCTTCGGTGAACTAGCCGAAAACTGCGCCGCGAGCCTGTCGAAAGGGTCCCGAGTGGTCGTGATCGGCCGCTTCCGCCGCCGCAAGTACGAAAAGAAAGACGGAACCACCGGCTACTCCACCGAACTTGTCGCCGAGGACGTCGCAGCCAACCTCCGATTCGCAACAGTCACCATCGACAAGGGCTCCCGAGCACCCAAAGGCAACGCCGGGAGCCAAAATGACCCAGAAGAACCCTTCTGAGCGTGGGTTTTGGTGGCTTGATGCGGCCTGTCGTGGACTTGACCCGGACATCTGGTTTCCTGAAAAACCCCAAGGTCGTGATTACTTTGCTGTTGCTCGGTCTTACTGCGATCATTGCGACGTACGCGAAGAATGCCTTGCCGAGGCTATGGCTCAACACCCGGATAATGATCGGTTTGGCATGTTTGGAGGCAAAAGCCCGCGTGAAAGGCAACGACTACGTTCAGGCCGCACAGAAAAAGCCGTTATTCCCCCAAAAACACCCAAAATCGACCTACCCGCTGCTCCACGGCGGAACAAGGTCGAGTATCAGCGAAACATTCCTCAAAAGGCAACCATGACGCAAAAACGGAACGAAATTCCCAAACAAACACGCCTCGTAATGGACGTGACACGGACAATCCCAGCGTCACCATTGACCGCACAGGCCGCGGCCGCTCTCATCATGGCCGGATGGGAAGACCCGATACAGCCACGGACCGCCGCCGCCCTCTTCATGGGTGCTTCCTACGTCGGTAACCTCGCACACGAAGGCGTCGAAGCGGGCATTCTGACGCCTCAAGAGAGCGCCGCGATCCAAGGCGTCGTCGAACTTGCCATGCAAGTATGGAAGTTCCACGCCGTTAATGGCACAATAAACGAGAACGCATAAGTCGGAGGACTGATGGCCACAAAGAAAGAAAAACCCGTTCTCGAGCCCGTGCCAGTGGCAGAAGTCGTCGCGTCATACAAATTCACCAAAGAAGACAGCCAAAAAGGCAATCAGGCGCAGGCAAAAGCCCGCGAAGAAAAGAAAATCGCCCGAATGGAGAACGCCGACGAATACCGGCGTCGCCAAGACCAAATTGCCAAACTCGGCCTGACGAAGGTCGCATCGGAAGTTGACCGAGACCAGTTGCCCGCCATCGCCCTGTCGATCATCGCCGACCACGGTTTGCGTGTCCTGGGCGGCGAATGGGAGATCAAAACCGCCGAAGAAGCCACCAAGATCGGCAAAGTCTGGCACGACATCTTCCGCCTTGAAATGGGTGAGCCGACGACCATCTCGTCGAGCCAGGAATCGGAAAGCCCTGACCAGCGGAAAAACCGCTTTGAGGAGTTGAAGCTTGAGGCGAAGCGCCGCGTGGAGGGCGGTCTTCGCGCCATTGCTGGCGACGCCGGATGAGCATCACGGTCGATAAGGCCCTGCTGCTCACCGACGAGGAATTTGCCTCCCTCACAGCGGCCGAACAAGACGAATATCTACAATTACTAGAAGAAGACCTTTCTGCGTGGTCGCTTGTTGGGAACGACCGCCAGAGCAGGGCAAACATCCTCCTTCAAAAGGTGGACTGGTTGCTCTACGGGGGCGCGGCAGGTGGTGGGAAATCTGAACTCATCACCTACCACGCCCACCAACTCTCAATGCGGTACCCAGGGCATCGCAGCCTGCTAATCCGAACCAGCCTCCCCGAGCTGCGTCGATCACTGATTATCCGCACCCAGGTGCGCTACGCCCAGCTGAAAGTCAAAGCCCAACTGCGTTCCATCGACAACATGAAAGCCTGGTGGTACGAAAACGGGTCAATCATCGAATACGGCTACTGCTCCCGCGACGAAGATGTCAGCCAGTTCATGTCAGCCGAATACGACTTCGTAGCCTTCGACGAGGCCACCCAGTTCTCGCCGTACCAAATGCTGATGATCTCAGGCCGTCTCCGTACCAGCCGCAAAATGGCCGCAGCGGGCGTGCGCACCCACGTCATGTTCGCCACTAACCCAGGCGACAAAGGCCACCAATTCCTATACCAGATGCTGGTCACCCCAACCCACTATGGCAAAAATGCCATCGTTTACGACGTGAGTGAAGGGTTTGAAAACCCAGACATCGTGCGGGTCGTGCCGCTACCCGACGACCTGGAAGAGCTGGAAAAGATCGAAATAGACCACGATCCCGACAAGCACCTCATCGTCGCGTTCGTCCCGTCAACAGTGATCGACAACCCGTTCATCGACCCGACGTACAAGAAGCACCTTTCCATGCTGCCGGAGGTTGAGCGCCGCCAAAAGCTTCTTGGCGACTGGGATACGTTCTCGGGGCAGTATTTCGGTGAATTTGACCGCCAACTCCACGTCATTCAGCCTTTTGCAATACCAGAAACATGGCAAAGGTTTAGGGCAATCGACTTCGGTACAGCCAACCCGTTCTGTTGCCTATGGGGAGCACTTGA